ACAATAGTGAACTTAAGTGCCTGCAATGCAGCGGCAGCGGTGATGATCCCGCCTATCGCTTTTCCTAATTTGTTGAATCCGCCAGCAGCTTGGCTTGCGGCATTGCCAGCGCTTTTGAACTCACGCCCAGCTTTTGTGGTCGCAGCTGCCGCACCATTCAACGACCGATCGACTTCCTTGCCGCGATCAGCGATCTGCTTCAGCTTCGCCGGTACACCACGCGAATCAAGGTTGACTGCTACGTTGGCTACTGCGCTCACGGCTGGCGACCACTACCTAACAGCAGTCTACCGCCGTCGTTTCAGTGCTTTCTCGCGTTCTTCGCTTCTGACAGTAAAGAACGCATCCCAGATCAGCAGCTCTTCTGGTGTCACCTCCTGATTCAACCGTGCAAGGCTCATGCCAAGTTCTGATGCAACGCAAAGCTGCAGCATGAGCCAGTTGTCGCGACGTAGGTCACCCTTTAGCGCTTTTCATGTCTGACTGCTCATCCTCCTGGATCACACCAAGGATCAGCTTTTGGATGTCGTCATCACGCACCTCTTCACGCATCTCTGCGATCTGGCCAGCCTGAAACAACCGCTGCCCGTTTTCATCCATGGCTTTATTGACCAGCAGGTTCAAGCCGAACCCGTTGGCATCATCACCACCTGGCATCTTATGCGCGCGCTCACGTTCAGACATCGTGAGTGGTGTGACGTACATCTCAAACTCAGTGCCGTCGTTCAGCTTCACGACACGCTTGGATGGCGTGAAGTTTGCTGCCTTCTTCAGGCGATCCAATGCGGATATCTTGGTGGTCATGCTCAAAAAGCATCCTGTTCGTTGTTACTCTAGCAACAAAAAAGCCCCAGCATTGCCGGGGCTGTTACCTCTAGCGGTAACGGGTCATGCGCTGGTGCTGAAGTCAAAGCTAGGAGCACCGGTCGGGCGGAAGGTGATCTCGACCTGCTGAGCATCATCAGGGTTGATGTTCAGGCTGGCGGTTAGCAGCACGGCATCCATGCTGATACTGCGACTCAGGGCTTCGGTGCCTTGCTTGTCGGTGTACAGCTTGAACGCGCAACCAACTTGGTTACGCTGCAGCACATCCTCGACCATGCGGTTGGATAGCGCGGCATCCTCATCGGTCACGTAAACCGTAGCGGTGCCGCTGCCATCAGCAAAGCCAGGGATGTAAGCACGGAACGGAGCGTACTGAGTGCCGACTTGACCGATGGTGGTCACATCGATTTCAGACCGGCTGATCTCAAAGCTCCAGCTTTGCACCTGCCCGACAGCAGCGTAATCGGCGTAGGCCACCTGGAACTCATTAGGAGCATTGGCGGTGCCGTCATCGGTGATGGTGATGGTCGAACCGCCAAGGGTGCCGGATACCTGCAGCACGCCGGTGGATGCGGTGTAGCTGATGACGTAGTAGGTGGTGCCTCCGGTGATACCAGCAGGCAGGGTGCCGGTGCCGGAACCGCCGGTTTGAGAATTGACAACGCTGAACACCACAGGATCACCAACCTGAAGGTTCAGGTATGGTTGCACCGTGATTTCATCTTGGGCGACAGCGACATCAGACTCACCGAACGTGCCGGTGGTCCCTGCGGGCTTGTAGTACAGAGCGCCGGACGTACCGGACAGAACGGTGACGGCCATGGGATTAGGTCAAAGGAATGGCTAGCTCTAGTCTAAATACGCCTCGAAAGTTATGCTCAGTTGCGTCTGCAAGTAGGCCGCTTCTGGCTCTGATGGTGTGATGACGTTTGGCCCTGATGCAGCATCGAAGATAATGCTAGATACGGTTTGACGATCAAACAGATCCTTGATGCGTTCAGCGATGGTGTAGTTTGCCGCTGCGCCAACACCAACAGGCGTAAAGGTGTTAACTGTCAGCAAGCCGTTTTGCTTGTTGAATCCAGTGCTAGGGCCGATGAGCGTGGCGTAGCTGTTGTCGCCAAATGTCAGCGATACCTGCAGCCATGGCAGGTTGTTTGGTGGCGTAAATGGGACGTTGGGATAAGCCACCGGATAGGACGGCGCTGATGCCATCTCAGCAGCGATCCGGCCTTCGATCGCGGCACGGACGTCGTTGTAGGTGCTGCTCATGATTCCCTTGCGATCTTGTCAGCGGTTTTCTTGATGAAGTCCTGCATATCCTTGGCGACCATGTTAGGGATGTAACCCTTTTGGATCTGGTTACCCTTGGACCGCCATCTGCCATTCCATGATGGCGGCAGGTTGTTACCGGTCAGCACCGGCTCGACGTATGGCAGGTTGTTGTGAACGCTGTAGACGTTGCCAAGCTTTTCCTGCGAGTAGTTGATGCGCTCCGGTGGCAAAATTGAATGAACAGTGCGCTCGTCTTTCTTTTCCTTTGGGTAGCTGTCACTTGCCGGAGCCTCTCCACCAGATGCTGAGTTTTCACCGATCTGCCAGCTTGCGCGCAGCCTGCCGGTATCAACCGGGCTGGCAGCTTTTACTCTTGCGTCAGTTTCAAGCACAGCAACACGCAGCAGCTTCTCAAACTGCCCTTCGATGTAGTTACCGATCTGTGATAGCGGGATCTCGCGTGCCATTATGCCCTCAGGATCAGTTCGTAGGTGATCGGCTGGTTATCCTGCTCGATTGTGGCGATGCGGACAATTTGAAAGACTTTTCCCTGAATTATCAATCTATCGGCAGTGGTAGGCGCTGCGGTGACATCAGCCGCTGCGATCGTCAGCCTGCGGTCACCGGCTTGGATCAGATCATTAACCTCACGGGCGTTGACATCTTCCAACACGCCTTTGATCGTCACATCCGACGTGGCTTCCGATGCCGTGCCCGTCGTTGGGTTATAAACGCCAGGCGTCACCGTACGCAACGTGACATCACCACCAAACTTGCCCATCAGCTTGGTAGCGGTTTTTCGTAGCGAGCCTGCAAGTGCCATTAGGGGTTTTCCAGCGCCGTTACTCGTGCTTCTAACAGTGTAAGCCTGTCAGTTGGCTCCCATCTATTCGCAGCTGCATTCCAGCCAAGAATATCACCATCCGACTTACTGCCATTAGCTTCCACATCATGCAGATCCTGCAATCGGCGGCCAGTATCCCATCGGACAAAGATCGTGCCGTTATTTTTGCTGCTGATTACTGCGGCAACGGGCAGCTTCAGGTTGGGCGCCTGCGGCTCGGTTGCGGTAAAACCACCTGGCACAGCTGGATTACACCACAAAATTGCACCTTCGGCATAGCCGCTGGTATTGATGCCACGTATCTTGCCAAACACTGACACATAACCATCGCTAGCGCCGAGGATCGGCTGATCGGTAACACCAAAAAAGACATAACCCGGCTGACTGCCATCAGCGACCATCGGCGCTACTTTGATGCGACCGCTAGCGCCAAGCGTACCGGCAAACATCACCGCAGTACCCTTCGGGATCGTGATAGTATTGCTGGCATTACGGCACAGCACCATCGTCTCCTGGCCGATGTAATTACTGATGTTGCCTTTGCCAAGTTCTAATGTGCCTTCATCAGCATTCCACACAACTTGACCGTTAGCAGGTTCAACGCCTACGGTTAGGTCGAACTGCAACGCATTTACTTCAGGCGTTGATGTCCATTCGCTGTGATAATCAGTGCCGCTGGATTTGACTAGCAAATCCTTTGGGTTGCCGCCAGGCGGTACACCAGCTTGGTTGACTTCTACGACTGTTGCGCTGACAGTTGGCACCACCGTAGTAGCACCTTGTTCGGTGATTGATACCGTGGCCTGTGCTTCGGTGACGGTAACAATCGTCATGGTGCGGTGTAGCCCTCAGACACGTAGACGATGCCCTCAAGGTAATAGTTACGCAGCCCGCCGCTGTCTTCTAACAGTACGTCATAAAATGCTTCATTTGGGAATGTTGCGGTTTGCGTATCTGTTAGCGCAATGCTGATCTGGCCAGTGGCACGATCAGTGTAGGCAACCGCAAAGTCTGCGTACTTTGTAGTACGGCTTCTATCCCAAACCTGTGCATACGCAGTCCAGCCGGTCAGGTTGATGCCCACACCGGCTGAGTCCTTGAATTGCAGCTGCAGGTCATAATCAGCCCTGCGCTGCACGGAAATGTTGTGCTGGCCAGGTTGAACGCTCATGCCCACACCCTCGCG